GTAATAGTTCCTTTGGTTACTTTGGTGGTGGTGATGGATACTTTGGTGGTGGTTATGCTTCAGTATCAACAGTAGATCGTATAGATTATTCAAATGACACCGCAACGGCATCACCTAAAGGACCATTAAGTCTTGCTGGAGCATATCTAGCAGCAACGGGTAATAGTTCCTTTGGATACTTTGGTGGTGGTTATGCTTCAGTATCAACAGTAGATCGTATAGATTATTCGAATGACACCACGACGGCATCACCTAAAGGACCCTTAAGTCTTGCTAGACATTATCTAGCAGCAACGGGTAATAGTTCCTTTGGTTACTTTGGTGGTGGTGATGGTCCATTTTCAACAGTAGATCGTATAGATTATTCGAATGACACCGCAACGGCATCACCTAAAGGACCATTAAGTGCTGATAGACATGCATTAGCAGCAACCTCAGCAAGAGCAAACGGACTGCCCCAATAAATAGTAAAAACTACATTACTGATATGATTGACAATCCTTTATCTTATGTTCTTATTCGACCAAATATCATCAACTCACAAGGTCTTCAAGAACTGGTAGAACACATTAAGTCATCATCAGCAGAAGATCTTTCCGTTTTTGATGTTAATAAAACAAATGCAACGGGACAAACATCCTGGATTGTGGATAAACAAACCAGAGATACTCAAATAGTTCCTATGAATAACTTATATCCAAAGATTGAGGATTTATTTCGTAATACAGTAAGAGAAATCATTAATCCGTTTTATCAGTGTGAAATAGAGAGTAGTGAAATACCACAAGTTCTTTCTTATAGTATTGGAGGACACTATAAACCTCATATAGACGGTGAAAGTATTTGGGTTACACCAAGAGGTGAAAAGATTTGGAAAAAATCTACTGACCGTGATCTTTCTGTGGTATTTTTTCTGAATAATGAATTTGAGGGTGGGGATTTTGTATTCCCAGAACTTAAAGTAAGAGTCAGACCAGAACCAGGAATGATGGTTTGTTTTCCTTCTAATCATCATTATATGCATGGTGTAGAACCAGTTACAAAAGGTAAGAGATATTCAATAGTCTCATGGGCAACTGTGAAAGGTTTTCCTTCAATGAATAAAATTAATCAACAGCTCTCACAAGAGTATGGAGTTTCTGTAATATAAATATCCAAAGATACTTATAGAATAATGCAATACATTAAGCACTATTGGATTTGCGTTCAAGACGGAAATTATTGTTGTGAAAATAATCCAGTTGAAAAAAGACATCCAGAGGCAGAATTTACAGGTCTTGATGTAAAAATTTGGACGCATGATGAAGATGGTATTGATATATGTCTTTCTCAAGTTCCTGATGGTGTTTCTATTGTTGATGTTGTAAGTCCAGAAACCGGAAAGAATTTTGTTAAGGTTCTGACTGAAGCAGAGTATAATTCAGTTGCTACTCCTTACTTTGGGTCACAAACACTTTCTGGAGAAGCACAACAAGCAAGACAAGTTGGTGATGAGGCAACAGCAGAAGCAAAAGAAACTGCTGCAGCAGCAAAACTTGCCGAAGCAACCACAGCAATTCGTGCTCTCTGACTTGACAAGTACTCAATAATCATTTATACTACCTTTGTGGGGGTTTATAATGATGGACTAGAGTTCTTTAAGACACTTCCAGAACTGGACCACAAGAGTCTCCAAATCCTTATGGGGTCTGCTATAATATATAATCAGTTAGAGTTTACTATCAAAAATTATGACCGAACAACAGACACATTTGCAACAAGTGATTGAGCAACAACAACAATTGGTTGCCGAAATCAATACACTTAATAATCAAGTCGCAACAAAAAAAGAACTTGCACTTAAACTTCAGGGTGTTATTGAATATCTTCAACAAACCGGTACCGTACTTCCCACTGTAGAAGAACAAGAATAAAGTTAAAATATAATACCTTATAATCAAAAAAAAAATATCCGAATATGAATTTTGTTGTTTATTCCAAAGAAAATTGTCCGTACTGTCACAAAATTAAAACTGTATTAGAATTGACAGGAAGCGACTTTGTGGTGTATAATCTTAACGAACACTTTACCAAAGATCAGTTTTGTGCCGAGTTTGGTGAAGGTTCTACATTTCCTCAAGTTATGTGTGGTTCCAAGAAACTTGGTGGATGTACTGATACAGTTAAGTTCCTGAAGGAGCAGAAAATGGCACAATGTCAAACCTAAATAAAGATATCACACCAAATCGTGGTGTCGAACTTATGCTATCAGGGGGAAAAACAAAGAAACCAAAATTATTTCATATCATATTTGAAAAACTGATTTGCATTCTTAAAAGAGAAATCACAATCTATTTTGAATTTTCAATTCAGTCAAGGAAAGTAAATTAACTTCCCAGGAGAAAAAAAATGTTGGCAGCCAGTATAGTCATCGGTTCGTTTGTAACCATCCTTTTTTTCATTGTTGGTCTCGTAACCGGTTGGGTTGCCAGAGAATATATGATGAACTATCGTGAAATTCCTAAATTACATCCAGAGTGCTATGATGAGCACGGGAATATTATTCCTGATGAAGTAGTTGCAGTAAGTTTCCAAGAAGGTTTCTTTGATGATGATGACGAAGATTATGACGAAGATTAATAATAAATAAAACTACAATTATAATTACATATTATCAATTATGACTGCGACAAAGACAAAACCAAAAACCATTACAAATATTGAATTACCTGCAAATCCGTTTGCATTTGAGGTTCTAAATCTTGTAAATGGTCAAAGAACAAATCTCAAGAAAGTTGAGGTTCTACAGAAATATAAAGATCCATCATTACTTTCAATTCTTATCTGGAACTTTGATGAGAGTTTAGCATCATATCTTCCAGAAGGAATTGTTCCTTATTCCAGTGTTGGAGAACAGGGTGCATTTACCGGAACACTTACCGGAAAAATTGATGATGCCGTGAGTAAGATGAGTGAAATTGGATCAAATTCTTTGGGATCACAAGATCAAGGGTTCTCTACCATTCGTAAGGAATACTCCAAGTTTTATAATTTTATAAAGGGTGGTAATGACGGATTGAGTTCTATGCGTCGTGAAACGATGTTTATTAACATTCTTCAAGGTCTTCATCCATTAGAGGCAGAGATTTTATGTTTGGTAAAGGACAAGAAACTTGAAACAAAATATAAAATCACAAAGGAAATTGTTTCCCAGGCATATCCAGAAATTAAGTGGGGTGGTCGTTCGTGAGTCGAGTTGTAGAAATGCCAAATGAAAAAGAAAAGGAAAAATCTGTGGATAATTGGTCTCCTGTAGATAGAGAACAATCTAAATCCAAATATAGTTGTGAAATTATTATTGAGAATGGATCTTATGCCGAAGTTTCCACCAAGAAATGTCCAAGTGATGCACATATTATAGAATATATTGTAAATGAAAAGGTTTGTTATGATCTCACAAGAGGTTTAAGAACAAAATTATTTGATATGTATTATGATAAGTTTGGCCCTAATGTAATTCGAAAGATTGATTGGGGATTTGGAACAATTTCTCCAAGAGTCTGGGGACATGCAGTTCCTGAAAAAAAGAAAAGAAGATAAACTTTTGTGTTGATATACTGACAAATCATATAAATAAAAATGTGATATTGATTTTTTAGGAGGATTTTATGCACAATCTAATTTCTTATAATCAGTTAAATGGATGGAAACACTTAACCGAACCCAGTGAGCAAAATGATTTGATAGATGATTATTTCAATTGTTTAATTGAGTGTGATGACGATACGCAGTCGTGTAAACGAATATGTAAAGACATTTTAGTTTAATAAAAGATGAGGGGGGTTGATGCCCCTCTTTTTTTATGCTATAATTAAAAGGAACACAACTAAAACCTATGAATAGAGATAAACTCAAACTCATAATTAAAAACCTTGAACTTTTAACAGAAACACTCAAAGCAGAAGTGTATTCTGATCCGGGAGCTTATGATTATAGCAATTCCTTATCACGCATTGGTGATGTTGACGATTATGACGAAGTATTTGAGGATGACTAATGAGATATAAAGAAACTATTCGTCTGGTAAAAAAAGCATTGGATAATCCAAGTCTTTATAGTGCAGAGGAGATTATCTATATGAAAAAAGCACTTGATAATGCAGTGCTTTTACTTGCCCGTAAAAAATATAACAAAAAGAAAAAAGGATTTGGTAATTATGAAAACCCCGACAGTCAAACTGATTAGAGTCACACCAGAAGCAGAACAACATATTGCTTATTGTGCTCGTGTAAGTAATCCAAAAAATCAAAGTAATCAGGGTTTTGAAGGATTATTAAAGTATTGTATCAAAAATCAACACTGGAGTATTTTTGAACACGCATTTGTAACAGTAGAAATCAATACTTCACTTGCGATTGCGACACAAATTCTTCGTCATCGCAGTTTTACCTTTCAGCAGTTCTCGCAGAGATATGCCGACAGCACAGAACTACAATTAGAACTTCCAATTCCAGAATTGCGAAAGCAGGATACTAAAAATCGTCAGAACTCAACTGATGATTTAGATCCTGTGTTTGTTGATTTGATGCAAAAGAAAATTAAAACTTATTTTGAGCAAGGTCTTTCTTTGTATAAGTATATGTTGGATAATGGTGTCGCAAAAGAAAGTGCTCGTTTCATACTCCCACAGGCAACCCAGACACGAATGTATATGAGTGGGAGTATAAGGTCTTGGATACATTATATCAACCTTCGTAGTGCTCACGGAACTCAATTGGAACACAAGAAAATCGCAGAACGATGTAAGTGTATTTTTGTGGATGAGTTTCCTACAATTGCTGCAGCACTTGATTGGGTTTGTTTTGAACCACCTTCGTTATTATTCTAAATACCTTCGTATATTATTTTATAAAATGCCCACATATCCGTTAGTGAATCAAAAAACTGGTGAGAAAAAAGAACTTTCTATGACTATGCTTGAGTATGGTCAGTGGAAAGAAGAAAATCC